ACTAAACAGTGAACAGGCCGCAGCGGTCAAAGCCATGACGGATTTCCTCTCCTCCGCCGAACCATTCTTTGTTCTGAGTGGTGCAGCGGGAACGGGGAAAACTTTCACAATCAAGGAGTTGGTTAAACAAGTCAAAGGACGATTGATCTTCACTGCACCGACGAACAAAGCGACGAAGGTTTTGGCGGAGACCTTCAGCAGCGAAGACCTATCGGGAGGTTACAAGCCGGAATGTCGGACGATCTTCAGTCTCCTAGCCTTACGGCTTGAAGCCAATGGAGCGGTGAAGGAACTCACCCATCCAGAAGATCCTGTGGACTTGACAAAGTACGTTGCCGTGATCGTGGATGAGGCGAGCATGATTAATTCCAACCTCTGGGAGTATATCAAGGTCACAGCAAAAGAGCAAAAGGTTAAGTTTATTCTGATGGGTGATGCGGCACAATTGCCGCCGGTTGGGGAACTTAATAGTCCGGTGTGGGCTGTGGAGAAGGTTGTAGGCTTGACGAAAGTCATGCGGCATGATAATCAGATTCTTACTTTGGCGACGAGGATCAGGGGGCTTGTTAACCATCCCGCACCGAGCATCAAGATTGAACGGGATTGGTTAGGAGTAGAAGGTGTTGATCGAGTCTCGGAAAGAGTATTCAGGGATTTGATTATGGTAAAAGCTAGTATCGGAGAGTTCTCTCAAAAAACAACCTGCAAAGCCATTGCCTGGCGGAACGTCACAGTTGACTCCTTGAACTCTCTAATTCGCAAAGCAATCTTTCCTGACGCTGTAGGCGAGTTCTTTCCTGAAGACAGAATTATCATGACGGAACCGGCCTTTGACCTCGACGATAACAGGATTACACTCGCTACCACCGACATGGAAGGCTCCGTTGAACGCGCCACTATCGAATACCATCCAAAGCATGGGGAGATGAAATGCTGGCGGATTGTTGTGGTGATGGATTCCGGACATCCGGTTGTGTTGTGGAAACTGCATCCAGAGTCACAAGCCACCTACAACCGAAAACTCTCTGACCTTGCCTCACAAGCCAAAGCCGCACCGCGAATGTGGAAAAAGTACTGGGATTTCAAGGAATCCTTCCACCAACTCCGGTACGCCTACGCACTGACCGCGCACCGGGCGCAGGGTTCGACATATGACAAAGTGTTCGTTGACATGGGGGATATTTTGATTAATCGGAATCGGCAAGAGGCGTTTAGGTGCTTGTATGTTGCGGTTACGCGGCCGCGGAAACAACTTATAATAAGATAGGGAGGTACAAAAGTGTACAAGATAACAATTGAAAGAACCTTTGAGAAGGCATTTCCGGCATCCACAGAATACCAAAGAGTCGCTGGGCAACCAGGGGAAAGTGCCGATTCAAACTTCGCTTATGTCCCCAAACCCGCCTACTGCAAAGAAGTAACCGAGCAGGTCTTTTGCCAGACCGTACCAGACCTCAACATGAAAAAGATTGTGGCGGCTTGTAATGGGTGCGAGTTGGTTGTAAAAAAGAAAAAGGAGGTAAAACCATGACAACCTTTAACACAAGATTTTCTATAGGTGATGAGCTCTTCACCGTTATCCCACCTAACAAGTATAAAGAAACCGGATGGCTGGTAAAACCCGAAACCTTAACAATAGGTCGGGTGACAGCAGTTCTAACCGATTCTCCAGGGATAGACCAATCAGGTGGGATTGAGTTTGATAACTACAAGGAACAACACAAGTACGAAGAGAACTATATGGCAGTAGAAACAGGAATAGGTTCAGGGCGTGTTTATCCTTGTAAATGGCTTTTTAACACAGAACAAGAAGCTATAGAATATTGTAGACTTATGAATGAGGTAAAACCATGACGCCGGAAACCGCTTCCCAACTACAAATCTGGCGCGACAAGGCCCTTCGCGGCGAACTCTCCACTGACGAACTCCGCCAAGCCATCATGGTTTTGAGAGAGGACCGGGAGAGGGCTGCAGCCGTGAGTGCCAAAAGCAAATCAACGAAAGCTAAAAAGGCCCCAGTGGATGCGGAAGCATTGCTTGGGGAATTGGAGGGACTTTGAGATGGCTAAAATAATCAGAATAATAACTTATGAAGGTTCAGCCGAATACCTCAAAAAACAGCTTTCTAGGTCGTTGCCGGATGGAGAGCAAGGATTTCTACTTAAAAATAATTCAATCACTATTGCAACTATAGAATGTCCTGAGAATCTACAGTCTTTCCTCGGCATATTCAGAGAAGATGTGGAGGAGATTAAATGACAGACACCAGACCACAATTCCCACACACTGTGGACGCAACAATGCTTTCGACATTCCGCGCGTGTCCAAGGAAGTTCGAGTTGATGTATTTGAATCACTGGAAACCTAAAGCCGAGAGTGTTCATCTGATAGCTGGTGGAGCCTTCGCCGCCGGGGTGGAAGCAGCTCGCAAGGCCTATTTTGTCAACCACCTTCCATGCGAGGAGTGTGTCCAACTTGGCCTCAAGGAACTCATGCTCAAGTACGGGGACTTTGAATGTCCGCCAGAAAGTGCAAAGAGCATGGAACGGACCTGTGGCGCTCTGGAATACTATTTTACTCAATACACCCTCGGGGAAGATGGGATGACACCAGTGGTGTTTTCCAATGGTGACCTGGGGATTGAGTTAGCCTTTGCGGAACCTCTACAATACCCCCACCCAATAACCGGTGATCCGATCTTGTATACTGGACGGGCGGATGCGGTTATGAACTTTGCTGGTGGGGCTTATGTTGTGGATGAGAAAACAACCACTCAGTTGGGAGCATCTTGGGGTCGACAATGGACGCTTCGTTCGCAGTTTACTGGATACCAATGGGCGTGTGCAAAGCGTGGGGTGAAGGCCGCTGGGACTGTGATTCGAGGCGTGTCGATTCTCAAGACAAAGTACGACACTTTGCAAGTTCTAACCGACCGCCATCCTTGGGAGATTGATCGTTGGGAAGATCAATTGTACAAAGACCTCCGCCGGATGGAGAAGTGCTGGCGGGATGGGTACTGGGACTATAACCTTGACCATTCGTGTAATGACTATGCAGGATGTCCTTTTAGGGATTTGGTTTGCAAGTCTCAAGACCCTGAGCCGTGGTTAGAACTTTATTTCGAGAAGCGTGTTTGGGACCCTTTAGCAAGGAAACAACTGACTGTTGAGGAATATGAAGCACAATGGACGTAAGAATAAACCACCTGAATTAACCAGGATTAATCCCCATGAATAACTATCAACAATCCTTCTTCGTCAATGGTCGCTTCTACGGAACCTTTCCCCGTGAAGCCCGACGAGACCAGGATCAAGAAGGCCGCACCGAGCCGCCAGACAGCTTGTTATTCTTCTGCACAAAGTGTGGGGAAGTGTATGCGAAGTGTCCGGTGGTTGGGGCGGATGGAAAGCAGCTCCGCTGGCGGTCGATTGCCGGGGTTTGTGAGAAGTGTCCTTCCGACTTGATGTTCCTGAACCCTGGCAATGTTTGGATCTCTTGGGACTGGGAGTACCAGACCGCCATGCCGAAGGAATTGTTGGAAAGGGAACTTGTTAATTTGATAGATTTTATAAATTCAAAAGGTGAAAATTAAAATGGAAACTCCAAAGTCAACCCTAGCCGGGGTGAATGTTACTCTTATGGGGCCGTCCGGTACTGGCAAGACACACTCAATCGGTACGCTCGTGGACACAGGGATGGAAGTATTCTATCTCGCCCTTGAACCCGGCCTGGAATCCCTCCTTGGCTACTACACCGACAAGGGCAAGCCAATCCCTGATAACCTTCACTGGCATACGCTCGATGCGCCCAAGGCCTCATTCCTTGAACTCATTGATTCTGCCAAGAAAATCAACACCCTGAGTTTCGAAAGCATCACCAAGATGCAAGATCCCAACAGATCAAAGCATAATCAGTTTATTGGATTGTTGGAAGCATTGAATAATTTCCCCGATGATCGGACAGGGAAAACCTTCGGCCCGGTGAACGAATGGACGCCTTCACGGGCCTTGGTCATGGACGGGTTGACTGGCCTCAACAACGCTGCAATGGCAATGGTCATCGGCGGAAAGCCTGTCAAGAACCAAGCCGATTGGGGGGTTGCACAGGATCAGATTTACAAAATCCTTAGTCTCTTGTGCGCGAGCTGTGATTGTCATTTTATCCTGATAGCGCATGTTGAAAGAGAAACAGATCAGGTGCTTGGGGGGGTGAAGATTACGATTAGTACCCTTGGCAAAGCTTTGGCTCCTCGCCTCCCTGTGATGTTTTCCGATGTTATCTTGACCGTAAGACAGGCCGACAAATGGTTTTGGGATACTGCGTCCATGATGGCGGATGTTAAAACACGAAACCTTCAGATCCTCTCAACCAACCAACCGACCTTCGCCACGATCATCGCGAAGTGGAAGGCGAGAGGGGGTGTAGCCTAGTTTTTTGAAACAAAACTTCACTAAAAACCAATTGCATACTTGTCACCGACCAACTATCATGTAATCTCAAAATCGGAATCAAACCCGATAGTCATACCCCATAGCTCGCAAGCATCTAGCCCGTAGCTAAACCACAAATCAAAGTCCCAAAGGAGCCACACCATGTCCGTATTCGATCCTAATTCTTTCCTCGACATGCCTGTTGAAGGAACCAATGACACCGTAGTAGTACCTTGCCCGGTAGGAGAATATCTTGCCGTGGTGGAAAAGGTTGATGTAAGAGCCTGGACCAAGCGGGATGACCCATCGGTTGGAGGCTTGGCCCTGGATATTATCTGGACAATTGAAGACCAGAGCGTGAAAGAATACCTCGCTCGGGAAAAGGTTTCTGTGAAACAAGGCATCATGCTGGACCTCACGGATGGT